ACACGACGCTCTTCCGATCTCAACGGATGCCACCTTGACAGCAGTGTTGATTTCCGCGCCGTCGGCGATCAGGTAGTCCGGCGTATAGGAAAAGTCTTTTCTCGCCAAATCCATACTCATAGTGTTTGCCTCCTCTTACTTTTTCGCGCCCACGCTCTTGAGCGCGGCCATGAACTCGTCAGATTCAACACCGTTGAAAGCCCCGGTGCCGGTTTCGACGCCATTCATGCCGCTGTTGTCGGCATCGTTCTTGGCGCCGGTCAGGAACTTCTCGCCCCGCTGCTTGGCGTTCTTCACGACCGCCTTGGCGAAGTCTGCCGCGCTGATGGGCTTGGTAAACTTGGCTTCATTGGTCATGTCCTCGCTGCCGGGAAGGCTCATTTCCTCGATGTCCTGGATGCGCTGGCGTTCCTCGTTCCGAGCATTCTGCGCCGCCGCCTCCTCGATTTCGTTGACCAGGGCGGGGTAAGCCCCGCGCAGATCGTTCACGGTTTTGATTTCGACTGCCATGTTGTTGTCCTCCTTCTGGCAATTTTTATTTACAAAGCCTTCGGCGGCGGTTGCTGCCTTGGCGCTCTGTACAAAGTTGGGGGCCTTATCGAAAGGCACTCCGGTGTTGACGCTATTGATAAACAGCAGACCGCCGCGGTTCTCTGCCACAACGCTTTCGTCGTCTACCAATTCGTCAACAAAGCCGTTTTCTTTGGCTTGTGCGGCCGTCCACCAGCTCGTGGCATCCATCCATGCGGTTACGTCCTCTTTGCTTTTACCCGTCTTTTTCGCATACAGGCCGATGATGCTTTCCTTGATGGCCGCCAGGGCTTCGATATATTTCCGCAAATCCTCGGCGTCATAGTACCCATAGGCCCCAATGCGCACAGGATGCACCATGTAGGTGCTATCGTTGGCTGCGATTACCTTTCCGCAGTGGCAGGCAACAATGGTTGCCGCACTTGCACACAGTCCGTCGATCTTTGCCGACACATCCGCCGGGTGCTGTTCCAGCAGATTTCCGATTGCTTGGGCAGCGAACACGTCGCCGCCGCCAGAGTTGATTCGTACCACGATCTTGTCCAGTGCTCCCAACCCGGCCAGCTCGTCAGCAAACTGTTTTGGGGTCACTTCATCGCCCCACCAGCTCGTTTGTGAGATATCTCCATAGAGCAGAAGCTCTACAGTGTTGTCGGCCTGATTTCGGAACTGCCAGAACTTTTTACTTTCAGGCATCTCCTTGTCCTCCTTCTTCCCCCGCCGTGGGCGGCTTCGGCTCCGGCGGGTTTGTGATCTCATCTACCTCGCGCTTGCGCTTTACCTCCATGGCCCTCTGCCGGACGTTCCGGTTATAGTCTCCACCCGTCATTTGGGCTGTTTCCTCCTGCGCCGTGCTGAAACAGGCATCCACCCGCTTGATGGCCGCCTCCACCTCCTGTACCGGGTTCAGGTTTGTGCGTGCCGGCCCATTCCATGCGCAGGCCGTGTAGGCTTTCCGCCGGGCCAAGTCTGTAAAAAATCCAGGTGCGCGAATGCGCCCTCGGGCAACAGCTTCGGCAAACCACTCCTCATAGATCGGTTGGCAAAAATCATCCGCAAACCAATCCCTCTGCATACTGCAAACACGCCAGAACTCATTCAGCGCGCCTCTTGCCGCCGAATAACTTGTGGTGAACTGTTTGAGCATGACTTCCGGCGGAATTTCCAGTGCTGCGCCAATGAGCTTGATCATGGCATTCGTGAAGGTGTCATATCCTGCCGTCGGGTGTTTCGGGTCTGCAAAAACCGGTTCCTCTCCGGGGTTCAGATCAATAATGGCGCCAGGGCCCAGCTCAATGCTGGTTTGGTCCTGTGTGTCTATCAGCTCCGATGCAGGAATCATTTCACCAAAAGGCCGGCCGTCCGCCGGGCTCTGGGATTTGATGAACACCGTAAACATGGCCGAAATGACCGCCGCCGTAATCTCAGCGTCGGTATATCGTCCCAACTGTTTTAGGCTTTCCAACACAGGTGCCAAAATCGGAACACCGCGGCACTGGCCGATTCTTTCCCGATTCATAATGTGCAGCACATTTCTGCGGCCGGTAATCGCCCCGTAGGCTTCAACCCGCTGCCATGTAATACCTTCTGTGCCCGCCGTGCTATTGCTCGCCAGCGGGTGGCGGTTGCAAATCCAGTACGCAACCACCATACCGTCGCGGTCGGTTTCCACGCCCTGCACAATGCTATAGACATCGTGGCCTTGCACCGTACACGGCGCAAGACGATCAAATCCGTTCGGGCTGCAAATCCTGTCGCCCTCGATCAGACGAACGCGCAGGTCGTAGGGCTGTCCCGCCATGGTCTTTACCGGCAGCAGCGCAACGGCGTCACCGTTCATCAAATAAGACAAGAATGCCAGCTGTTGGAGCTTCCAAAAGTTGTCAATCCGTTCTGCATCGCAAGTGGGCGTGTCCGCCCACAGAGCAAATTCCCGTGCGATCTGGTTTTGCAGTTCCTCGGCCTGTTCTTGCGTCAGCCCCAAAAACTCCCCGTCCACCTGTGGCGACGGTATAAGGCCGCTGGCAACCACATTGGTGCGCATGGTTTTGAGTGCGGCGGCGGCCGTCGGGATGCCCATGTAGGCATCCCGGCTTCTCTGGCGCAACACATCCAGGTTGTCCTCGATGTCCTCCTTTGCGCTTCCTCCGTGGTACATCCATCCCCTCATGCTTTTCTTGGTCTGGTTTGCACCGTAGTTTCCGTACCCGCTGTTGATCACAGACAGGGCGGCGCGGGCGGCGGCCCGCTTTGCTGCGTGAACGGGCGCGACGGCGGCAACCGCTCTGTCAATGATATTCGGTTTTGCCATGTCTGCCCTCCTCACACATCACGAATGACGGCCCTGTACGCCCGGTTTCTGCCACCCTGTTTTTCTTCGGCCTTCGCCTGCGCCAGCTTACCGGCCCAGTATTCCATCTGCTCGCGTACCTGTTTCAGGTCTGCACGGGTCAGCGTTCTGTTCCCGATCTGGTAGCTCTGCCCTGTTGCAATCGCTTCCTCGGCATCCAGCCAGGTTTTCAGTTTTTGTTTACACAGCTCTTTGCTGAATACTGCCATATCAAACAATGCCTCCGTTTATTCTTCTGCGCCCTTGACGGTGCCTCGGCGCTATTGCAGCCTCCTGCTTGGTCAGCACCGGGTTGGCTATCTCCAATGCAGCCGTAGCATAGTTGCGCAGGTCAAGCGGCTCGTTTCGTTTATACTTCTCGTCTTTCAACACCCACATGGTGGTCATGCGGCCTTTTTTGAATCGGGTCACCAGCTTTTCGCTGGTTAGTCCCCGGAAATACAACTCGTCGTAGCCAGCTTCTTCTTCCGCCGGGAAATGGCAGTAGTTCGGGCCTTTGGTTGTGTGCCTTAGCCGTTGGTACAGCAGTGACTTTCCTGCATCAACGCCGATGATGAACAGCGGCGCACGAACGCGGTTATTGGTCGAAGGGTTTCGGATATATGGGACATCCGCTCCGCCCTTGCCCTTTATTGCGAATACTCGCCTGTCAAATCGCTCTTTGCAGAAAGAGTAAACGGCGTTCGCGTGATGTCCGCCGCTGTCCATGCAGCAGGCGATAATTCGCATGGCGGTGCCATCCTTTTTACGGAAGGTCCCCAGCAGAAAGTTGTCCAGATCATTCCACACCTGTTCTTTCATCAGGTCCCCGAAAATTTTCTGGTAACGGATTCCCCAGCTCTCTTTGCCAACGCCCCAGCCGACCACTTCAACCTCAAAGCGATCATCTTGCACGTCCACGCCGGCAGTCAGCGCCAGAACATCGTCCGGCACCTCTGCCTCGTAAATCTCGCGGCGCTGGTACAGATCGCCTTCCTCAACCTGCTCTCCCTGCTCCTCCCAGGTTTCCCCCAATTCGGTATTTACCCACACTTTCATGCCTTCCGGGTTTCCCTGTTCAAGCTGCTCATTTGCGACCAAGAACTTGGAAACAATTTCATTCCAGCCGCAAAACGTGCTTGCCAGTGTATTCAGGTGAAACCCCCGGGCCTCTGCGTTTGGGTTTTCCGCAACGAATTTACCTCGCTTGGACGCCTGTTTCCAGGCGTATTCTCCGCTCAGGGTTCCGCAGGATTCGCAGGCGTACAGCACCGGCGCCGACGGGTTTTCTTTGTCAAACTTAACCCCGCCCCACGTCAGTGGTTGATAGTGTCCGCACACCGGGCAAGGAACATTCCACTCTTCTTTTGTGGATTGGTTGAACTCGGTTTCAATACGGCTATGCCCTTTGATAACCGGCGTTGATACCATGACGGTTTTCTTGTCCCAAAATGTGGTCTGTCGTTTTTGCGCCAAGCTGAGGGGGTCGCCCTCCGTTCCGGCGCTTTGTGGATATCTGTCCACCTCGTCAGCAAGCAACACCTTAATTGGCCGGCTCGCTAGGCCCGTGGCGCTGTTGGCGCCCACAATGGTTATGTGCCCGCCGGGGAAGTTCTTTTTCAAGATGGTGTTGCCGGAATATCTGCTTTTGGTGTCTACCTTGTCCCTCAGTTCCGGCGTGTCTCGGAGCATCGGCGCAAGGCGGTCTTTTGAAAATGTTTGCCCCATGTCAAGCGTCGGCTGCATACATAGCATCGGTGCCGGGGCATAGTCCATGTAATATCCGATAGTGTTCAGGATAAAGGCATCGGTTTTCCCGATCTGCGCAGCAGACATGATGATCACTTTCCGCACATGGGGGTCCCCGATGGCATCCATAATCTCCCGCTGGTACGGTGCCTTGTCCGTATGCCATCGGCCTGGTTCCGCACTGCTTTCTGCCGAAAGCATCCTGTACCGGTCCGCCCACTGGCTTAATGTCAATTCCGGCGGGGGATCAAGAGCTTTCAGGCATCGCGCCAGCATTTCGAGGGTCGGCTTTGGCAGCTCCACCAGTTGCTTTATTTTCACGGGCCCACCTTCTCCCGTTCACGCAGCTGGGGAAAAAGCAGCGATAACGCTCTTCCTGGATTCTTTCTCCCCACACACAGCCGGCGCATTTGCTCTTCTCCTTCCCCTTTTTCTTCTTAGGTGCTTTCTTCCTCGGCATTCTCGTCGCCGCCTCCCGTTTCTTCGAGGGCTACATGGTAGTCGCTCATTTCCTCCAAGGTTTCTTCGATGGCCTTTTTCAACTCGTCAAATATGGCCGTGCGGTCACCGCCCATGCTTGCCAGTGCGGGCGACAGTTTTGCAGGAAGGGCAAGAAACCGGCTTCTAACATTCAAGAAAATTGTTTTGATGCCTTTTTCGATATCTTCGGTTCTGTGCAATTCGCCCATGCGAAGCCGGTTTTCCATTTCCGCCGCTTCTCTTTTCGCCTTTGTCAATCCTGCCCGCTCGTCATTCAGATTGATCTTTCCGCTTCCATTCTTGATATAAGTGATATATCTCGAAACCGTGAGCCGTAAATCATACAGGCCAGGTCTGGCTTCCTCGATCACTCCTTCATCCCGAAGCTGGCGCACCCGTCTTTCGGTTAAGCCCAGCCAGGACGCGACGACCTTACTCGTGTAAAGTTTCATCGTCAATGTCCACCTCCTCTTGTGGGTCAACTTCGACGGCTCCGGTTGCTCTCATGCGCATAATGTCAAGGCGCTGCCGTTCAAGTTCCATGCGCTCCTTATTTTCCTCTATGGCTCGCAGGCTGTCCGCAATTTTTGCAATGCGGCCTTGAACTTTATACAGGGCCTCTTGCAATTTCAGCACACGAGCAAAGGCGCTGTCTTTGCTATACATACCCATGTTCTGTGCTGCGCCATCCCTCTTTGCTTCGCCCCGGCCTGCCGGCACGCGCATATCCAGCAAACTGGTTATGTACAGGTTATCTTCTGGCGCCTTCTCGTACTCGGCAATTTTGGACATGATCTTGTGTTCCCGAAATTTCAGGATTTTCATTTCATGTTCCAACGCTTCCCGGCCTCCCAGCGGCGTTTGCTCCACCAGGCTCCGTTCCTCTTCGGACAACATATCAAAAAAGATGGCGCTGTAGGCTCCGTCCTTCTCTGCATTTTTATTTCCACGCGGGGCGCCCGGGTGGCTGCCCGCTGCATTTTTATGCCCGGCGCTGTTTCTATTCCCAGGCTGGCCGCCCCTCTTTTTTTTGGGCAGGGCGGAATCCCACTTGTCCAATGTTTTCCAGTTCCGCACAGTCTGATATGTCACGCCCAATTCATCGGCCAGCTCGCGCAAATTAACCTTTTCGCCCTTGGCGCATCGGGCGACATATTCAGCCTTGGCGGTATCTCTCGACGAGCTCCGCTTTGGCATTTTGCACCTCCGCATAATGATAATGCCCGCGCTTATCCGGCGCGGGCATTTTATTTTTCACGCTATCAATATACCATCGAAAGCCTGTATAAGCTGCTAACTCTCGCAAATTTTTTCATCAATTTTCTTTTTGAACCCCCCTATTCTTTTTTCCCAGGGCCCCGGGGAAGCCCAAAAAAAGCACTTGCACCTAGAAAACTTTTGCGCTTCGGAACCCGTATGTCCACGCGCGCGCGCGCCAGTACCTGCGCGCGTATGGGTGCGGGTGGGCGTGGCGCGGGCGGTGCGCGGGCGGTGCGCGTGTGTATATTGCGCGTGCGTATGGGCGCATTGCGGCGCTTTAATGTTCGCGCGGGTGTGGGTGGTGGTGCTGGTGGTGGTGGTGGTGGTGCTGCTGCTGGTGGTGCTGCTGGTGATGCTGCTGCTGGTGCTGCTGGTGGTGCTGCTGGTGGTGGTGCTGGTGGTGGTGCTGGTGGTGCTGCTGCTGGTGGTGCTGCCGGTGGTGGTGCTGCTGGTGGTGGTGCTGCCGGTGGTGGTGCTGCCGGTGGTGGTGCTGCCGGTGGTGGTGCTGCCGGTGGTGGGCTGCCGGTGGTGGGCTGCCGGTGGTGGTGCTGCCGGTGGTGCTGCCGGTGGTGCTGCCGGTGGTGCTGCCGGTGGTGCTGCCGGTGGTGCTGCCGGTGGTGCTGCCGGTGGTGCTGCCGGTGGTG